GCCGAGATATTGGAATACCTTACACCTCAGTCCGTCACGCAATAAAAGAATATAGACAACACCTTAAAGAATGGTTAAAATAATTTACATTAACGAAAAGGATTCGGGTATAGGTTACCACCGTTTGCAAGTTCCGTTTGCTAACATGGACGAGGACTATAAGGATTTAGATATAAAAGGGACTAATGGGTTTACTCTTGACTTTCACCCTCGCCAATTTGATATCGTTGTTTTGAACCGAATGTACAAACATGACGAGGACTATTTGTTAAAGGCCAAAGAAAGTGGTTGCAAGATAATTTTAGACATAGATGATTGGATTCAGTTGCCAGGATATCATCATAGGGACGGTGTTAAGGACTCGATAGTAGAGCAAAGAATTTTAGATGCAATAAATTATGCAGATGTCATTTGGACTGCCTCAGCCTACCTTAAGGAGTGTCTTAAAGACTACCACGATAACATCATATACATTCCCAATGCGATTGATTTTACACAACCTCAGTTTCAACCAAATAAACAAAAGCAGGATAAATATACAATCGGGTACACTGGAGCAAATTCCCATCACCTTGACATCAAAAAGTTAGCTGAGCCTTTTAAAAAGTTATTAAAGAACAAGAATCATAAGTTACTATTAGCAGGGTATAATGAAGCATCAAAAGAATATTATGAATATATCGAAGGTATATTTACATCAAACTTTACAAGACCTCCAAACCAGTATCTCCGTATTGAGTGGATGGATATAAAAAATTATGCTTTATCATATAACCTATGCGACGCAGTTTTAGCCCCATTATGTTCTGATAAATTTAGTTTATGTAAATCAAATTTAAAAGTCCTTGAGGCAGCCGCCTTTAGTTTGCCTATCATTTGTAGCAGGGTCGAGCCATATCTTGAGTTTATAGATAAGGGCTTGGTGTTAACTCCAAACGGGAACTGGGATGGTGTTATGCGGTCTTTAATCGATAATCCAAAGAAAGGTATTCAGTTAGGGGCAAAGCTTCACGAATACGTCAAAGAGAATTATAACATTAAAACAGTTAATAAACTTAGGTACAATTCAATTATAAATTTAATATAAAATGCAAAAATTAGATAATTTCATCCCAGTAAAAGGATATGAAGATAAATATTTAGTAAATAATTTAGGTCAACTATATTCAATTAGAAATAAAATAATTTTAAAACCTATGAAAAATCAAAGATATAATTATTATTCTTTAATGGACAAAATGAATAAAAAAAATATATTAGTACATAGATTAGTTGCATCTCATTTTATCCCCAACCCAAATAATAAACCATTTGTAAATCATATAAATGGATTAAGAGAAGATAATAGAGCCATAAATCTTGAATGGTGTACTCATAAAGAAAATATTTCTCATGCTTGGGCTACTGGGTTATGTACCAAAGAACAACGAATGGTGGGCAAAAAATTAAATAAAATGCAAGTTGAAGAAATAAGAACATTGTATAAAAATAACACAAAAGGTACAGTAATAGCAAAAATGTACAATGTAACTAAAACTACAATATCAAATATAATAAACAATAAACAATGGTTATAATTATTTTATCAGCCTTATGGCTTAGCGGATTTGCATTCGCACTGCATGAATTTTTCCAATTCTTAATCAGTAAGTTTCCGAATAGAAAACTAAAGAAACCATTTTCTTGCGTCACGTGTCTTTCATTTTGGATCGGGTTAATCGGTTCAATAGTTATGTTAGACCCTTATTTAATCTTTTTACCTTTCGTGTTTACAAAAATAATCAATAGGTATTTATGGAGTTGAGCAAAATGCAATACGAGTTAATAGTTGATTCTATAAGTCGCTATCGTTTGACAATGGAGCATCGTTTCATGGTCTACAATGACGAGGATATCCATAAAGCAAATGTATTAAGAAAGGACTTAGGAATAGCAGGTGAGCCAGTTTGTATGTCTTGCGACGGCTTAGCATACTCGGAGCAATTATTTGGAGCGTTAAATAAATTAGTAATAGAATATGAAAAAATACATTAAGGTAGTTCACGATGGCAATGCAGGTGACCTCGTATATTCACTATCAAGCCTTTACCAATACTGTCAAGACAATGACTGCAAAATAACATTCTACGTTAGGGTAGGCACACCAAGTGGCTTCACCGATGAAACGCATCCCGTCGGTTCGGTTATGATGAACGATTTTATGTTTGACTTTATTGCACCATTGTTAAAGGCTCAACCTTATATTCATGAAGTTATCAAACTAAACAAAGGCGAGAACATGGTTGTAGACTTTGACTTAAACAAGTTCAGAAAAGAATATAAGAATCTAAGCGCAGGTAATATTCAAAACTGGATAGCTAACGCCTATCACGAATTTAGACCGAACCTATCAAAGCAATGTCTTTTTATACCTGAGAACATCGGCAACAATTACATAATCGTAAACCGAACTACCCGATACAATAACTTCTTTATTGATTATTCTGTCTTAGAGCAATACGATAATGTTTACTTTGTAGGCACTGACAAGGAGTTTAAGAGGTTTTCTATTCACAACGATAAGATACAACACTTAAAAGTTTCAAACGCCTTAGAGATGGCGATAGCGATTAATGGGTGCAAGTTATTTATTGGAGGTCAGAGTTTAGCCTTTAGCATCGCAGAACAATTAAAAGTAAAACGAGTACTTGAACAGTATGTCTACGCTCCTAATGTTATTCCTCAAGGGGGCGAGTGGTTTACATTCCACACCAACGAACAATTTAAAAACATATTAGACAAAGCATTATGATAATTTTAAAATCAAAATCAGTTATTCACAATAGTGAAAAGTTTTTATTAATGGTAGGGCATAAACATTATAATTTAGGTTTCCAAATTCAAGATTTTGGGATTCGATTTATGTTTATATGGTGGCACATTTGCATTAATTTTAAATAAAGAATTATGATAAACGAATACGAAAAAATAGGCAACAGTTACAAGAGCAAAGTTTTTGGTAACCCTCAAGACATTTATACCGACAACTATTGGTCAACACCGATAAGGTCATCTATTGACGAGCAAGTGTCTAATGTTGTAGACAAGAATAGACTTGTCATTGAAAACCTAACTCACATAGAACCAAAGATGAATTTAGAGATAGCTTGTTCGCCTGGTGTATTACTTGGTGAGATGTCAGACTTAGGATTTGAGTGTGTCGGTATAGAAGTAGATGAGAAGTACAAACCCGAAATTGAAAAGTATTCTAAAGATGCGACTCTTTGGTTTGGTTTTTTCCCTGAAGTAACTATAACATTGCCTTCAAACTATTTCTCAAACATAATCGCTTTAGATGTCTTTGAACACATAGAAGATTCAAACGGATTCCTTGAGGAGTGCAACCGATTAATGGTAACGGGGGGACACTTAATCATTCAGAGTCCTATAATTTTGGAAGACGGTCAAATGGATGACAAGATGTTCAACGGACTTGAACATATTTGGATTTATGCGATTGAGGATTTAAAAGACTTATTACTTAAGAACGGTTTTGAAGTCTTGAAAGTAGATAGGCACATTATCGGACACGAACAAATTGTAGCTAAAAAACTATAATCATGGCTGAAACATCTAAAAGTAAACCACGCAGAGAAGCAAACGGATTCTTTGAGAAGTATGTTCAAGGCAAAGTAATTGACATCGGAGTTGGTCGCATCGACACACACGACGGTGCTGATGCCTTAACGGATTGGTGCGACACATGGGATAAGGACAACGGGAACGCTGAGTTAATGGAGTCAGTCCCTGACAATACCTATGACCTTGTTTATAATTCTCACTTACTTGAACACTTAGACCGCCCCGAACTGGCTATCATGAATTGGATGAGAATCACTAAACCTAACGGTTATTTAATTATGGCAGTACCTCATAGAGATTTGTACGAAAGACAAACAAAGATGCCGAGCAAATGGAATAAAGACCACAAATTCTTTATCTTACCTGACACCGAAGACCTACCCGACACCCGAAGTTTAAAACACCTTATCGAAGTAGGTTGCAGGAATTTTAACTACAAAATAATCAGCATTGAAACGAATGACACCTCCGATAATAAGGATAAACCAGAAGAACACGGAAACGGTGAATACCAAATAGAGACAATTATTCAGAAATTATAAACAAAAAACAATATATTACTTATGATGGGACGCAACAAATTACCAGTAAACAAATTAACTGAAGATGCAATACTTAAGTTTCCTGAAATGTCGAAGTCGGCAATAGCGAGATACTTACACGCCACGCACCCTCTTCATTTTAATTCAGTAGAGAATGCAAGGTCAATGATTAGGAAGCTGACGGGTTCGCAAGGGGACGGAAGAAGACAGTACAAACAAGTTGACCATGTGCCGAATGTTGAAACACAATTCAATTTACCAAAGTCAGAAGGTAAGTCAAGAGAGTTCTACCATTTAGACAAGACCATTACAAACGCTTTAATTTTGTCAGACATACATTTCCCTAATCACGATGTTGAAGCTTTAAGAAATGCTTTGATATACGGTAAGGAGAACAACATTGATTGTATAATTCTTAATGGGGATATCTTAGACAACGAACCATTCACGAACCACGATGCACCGCCTCAGAAGTTAACCGCAGTCGCTGATTGGTTTCAAATGGCTGAGGACTTTTTGGATATGTTAATTAAAGAGTTTAACGTACCTATCCATTGGACTGAGGGGAATCACGATAACTGGTATAAGCGTTGGCTAATGAAGAAAGCCCCAATCTTATTCAATGATGCTTACTACACAATGTCTTCAAGACTTAAACTTAGAGAAAAGGGAATCAAGTTTCATGACCAAGACGTAATATTTATGGCAGGGAAACTCCCAATCACTCACGGTCACTTATTAGTAAGGGGCGCATTCTCTCCAGTGAATCCGTCAAAGGGAATCTTCAACAAGTTAAAAGGCTCAATGCTTATAGGACATTGTCATCAAACCTCCGAACACTCTGAGAGTTTATTGGACGGCTCTTTGATAACTACTTACTCGACGGGTTGCCTTTGTACACTTGCCCCAAGCTATGACCCTCACAACATGCGCCATAATTTAGGATTTGCAAGAGTAGAGATAAGGGAGAACGGACAATACCGAGTACACAATAAAAGAATAGATTACTTTACTAAACAAATATACTAATGTGGATAGAAGTATTTGAACTAACCCAAAAGCAAGAAGAGGAGGACTTTTATAGTCTAACTGATTGTAACGTAGTAAAGAGATACTTCCTTACAATGGATAGCTTTGCCCCATACACCGACTATGACGGATTAGAATACACCTCGTTTTATTCAGGTGGTATGGAATGGATTAGTTGGCTGAGCATTGATGAATTTGTAGACACTTACATAAAACCCCAAACAGTATGAAACCAAAACGAAAAACCGACAATGACAAGTACTCAAGACAAGGAGAGGCAACACCAAAGATTAAACGCCCTCAGTTTACAAGTAACTTCACAACCGACAATAGACTATTTTACCTTTACTTAGATATAATTAGACAAAAATAATATGGCAAACATAGGGAATCAATTTTGGAGATTAAGAGAGAAGCATGGCAGAGAAAGAAGCTATGAAACATTTGAAGAGTTTGAACAAAGATGCTATGAGTATTTTGAGTTTAAAGAAAACGACTATGAATATGTAGAGGAATCTCATGTTAAGGAAGGTAGTATAATGATTAGGAAGAAAACACCTCCATTATTTGAGGAGCTATACCCATTTTTAGACATCTGTAGAGGGACTTGGAATAATTATAAAGAAAGAGGAAGTGATTTTTTGACACTCATCACACGTGTAGAGGATGTTATTAATGGTCAAAAGAAAAGAGGGGCTTATATTGGTATCTTTAATGCAAACATTGTTAAGGCTGATTTAGGTATGATAGATAAAACCGAAACCAAGAATACTCATGAAGTCGAAGTGTTCAAAGGAATAGATTTAAATGTTACAAAAGACAACGGCCCAAGCGAAAATATCTAAACTAACAAAAAGGGTTAGAGTGGTTAGAGGCGGGACATCAGCTTCTAAGACATTCAGCGTATTGCCTTTTTTAATTGATTATGCTATAAAGAATCCAAAGCAAGAGATTAGTATTGTAGCTGAAACAATCCCACATTTAAGGAGGGGGGCAATGCGTGACTTCTTAAAGATAATGGATTTGATTGGGATGTATAGAGATGAGCAGTTTAATAAATCAAGCCTGACCTATAACTTTACTAACGGTTCATTCATTGAGTTCTTTAGTGCAGACAATTCAAGTAAGCTCAGAGGAGCAAGAAGAGATGTGCTATTTGTCAACGAGTGTAATAATATTGATTGGGAGTCATACTATCAATTAGCGATAAGAACCCGAAAGTTTATTTATTTAGATTACAACCCAGTTAGTGAGTTTTGGGTAGATACCGAATTGCTTGGAGATAGCGATACCGACTTTGTGGTATTGACTTATAAAGATAATGAAGCTTTGGACCAATCAATTGTAAAGGAAATAGAAAAGGCTAAAGAAAAGGCTAAGACATCAACTTATTGGGAAAACTGGTGGCGTGTATACGGACTCGGAGAGGTCGGCTCAGTTCAAGGTACTATCTTTAGTAATTGGTCCACAATAGACACCATCCCGAATGATGCAAGGTTGTTAGGTATAGGATTAGACTTTGGTTATTCAGTTGACCCGACGGCTTGTATTGGAATTTACAAGTACAATGATTCATTTATCCTACACGAACTGATATACCAAAAGGAACTAAGCAATAAAAACATATTCAATATGATACGCAATGAGCCGACAATGGTAATTTGTGACAGTGCAGAACCTAAGTCAATAGCAGAACTACAAAGCTACGGCCTTAAGTGCATGGGGGCTTTAAAAGGCAAGGATTCAATACTACACGGAATACAGTTAATTCAGCAACAAAACTTATTAGTCACTAAACACTCAACAAACCTTATCAAAGAATTAAGGAGTTATGTTTGGGCAACCGATAGGAACAATAAACCAACGGGAGAACCAATTGAAATACACAACCACTTAATGGATGCAATGCGATACGGATTCACTCACATTATACAACAGCCAGGACTTGGCACATACCGCATACGATGAATATTAAAACATACCAAGAGTTATACAACGCCATTAAGTTAGGCGACAACAATGAGATTAGAACGGCATACAATGTCCTTTCGGTTCTCACGGGCAAACCTATATCCGAATATAAACGGATGAAATGGACTGACTTCCTAAAGGAGCAAGAGAGTGTAACCATTCCCGACATTAGTACATTCCCTGATGCTTGGGTTACTGAGTTTGAAGTTAAAGGCGAAAAGTTCTTTGTAAATCAATACTTAACCGATTGGAATACTGAGCAGTTTATCTCTATGTCAAGTTTGACAAAGGAGAAAGAAGCTATTGTAGACAACCTGCATTTAATCTTAGCGACTATGTGCTATAAGGAGAAAGATGAGGATGTTCAGATGACTGAGTTTAATCGGAGGGCAGAGTTGTTTCAACTTAACTTAGACGTGGACGTGGCTTATCCGATAGGGTTTTTTTTTGCACTTCTTTTAGTGAAATTATCGGAGGGTATCCAGTCCTCTTTAACAAAGAAAAGGAAACGGAGGAAGAAGAAACCGAGTCGGATTGGTTCTCTGCTAAGTGGTCTTGGTATGCTACAATCGATAAGCTCTTTGCTAAAGAAGATAGGTCAAAGTTCAACTACTATTTTAAAATGAACGCTTATGACTTCTTAAACCATCTATGCTATTTAAAAGACAAAGCTGATAACCAACCAAAGAAATAAATGTTTTTTAGTTTACATTTATACACCCAAAGTAAACTAAGTATAGAATTAGATTACATTCAAAATGAAAATAAGTGATGAAATATTAGACAAGTGTGCCGATGTCCTTTTAGAATGGGGCAACGAAAACGCTGAGAGTATGCGTAAGCTATTAAGAGAACGTCTTAAGCATAAGAAGACCGAGAGTAGATTAGCTGAGAGCATCCACGCTAATGCACCCACAATTAAAGGGGGTGTTGTGACAATGGCAATAGACCTTAATGATTACTGGATGTTTATAGATTTAGGTGTAAAGGGGTTGGTTAATAGTTCGGCAGTCGGAGTCCCTACAAAAACCTACACTAATAAAGACTATCCGAGTGCTTTCGCATTCAAGAACACATCTACACCCCCTGAAATGATTACTAACTTGCAGGACTTCATAGCAAGAAAAGGTATTCAAGCAAGAACAAGTAAGAATCAAAGTGCGTCTGATGTTGTAGTCAGTAGTTTCCAAATGGCTTCTGCTATGGCCGATGCAATCAAACTAAAGGGTATTGATGGCACACGGTTTTATTCAGACACATTTAACGATGAAAGTTACAACGAACTAACTAACAAACTAAGTTTGATAATAGGCCAAGAGGTAGAGTTTAGATTGATAACCGAATTTAAAAAATAAGATATGGATATATTTAGTTATGTATTTGGCATTATCATAGGTGTTATAGGTTCAAGAATAATACTTGGTTGGAGAAAGCCAAAAGAGGATGACGATAAAATAATATAATTGATTTTCAGAAAGTTATAAATATTTACACTTTAAAGGTTGCAAGTATGGATAATAGCATTATCTTTGTACCATACAATTAAGAAAAACATTATGACAAATTTTTTAGTATCAGTATTCAATAGTTTAAATAGTAAGGAACATTTTATAATAGATATAATTGAAGCCGAAAATGAAAATGAAGCGGAAAAAAAAATAGTAGGTAAAATTTACTATTCCAATTCAGAGCAAACAAAAATATTAGGTAAGTGCAAAAAAGCAATAGTAATACATAGAATTATATGAATTAAAATATTGCCTTAAATTGGCAATCAAGCAAAGAAGTTAAAGACCTTTTGTCATAAATGGTTCATTAAAATGGTAGGCAGAAATGTCTACCTTTTTTGCTATGTAGGTATTTTTGCCATTAAATAATATAATATAGATAATGGCAGTTACATTTATTCAACAACCTGACTTATTTGTTAGTGGTTTTGACCCGATAATTTATTTAGCTTCGAGTTCACAAACTACTCAAACGAACTTTAGATATAGGATTCAAGTCTTAGATGCTTCAGCTAATGTAATCACTGAACTTAGAAAACCTGCCTATTATGCTGATGGAACGGTTGACTTAGATGCTCATAGAATCATTGAGAACTATTTGAGTTATGACATGACTAATTTGATTGCAGGTTCAGTTGGTTTTAAAACGGGTGTGAATGTCTACAAAAAGTTTAAGATAAACATACGGGAGGAATACGGAGCGGTTGTCAGTGGTTATGCCAGTGCTGAGAGTACTTACATTTATGCAATTAATTCGGCTCAGACTTACCTGAAACAAATTAACAGCCCTATTGATGACTTGGTTTATAAAGGCATTCCTACAACCTTTGGCACATTCTTAACTAATCAACCATCGACCATTGATATAAGAGTCGGGGATAGTTACGAGTTAGGATTTTTAAACTATGCGACCAATGGGACTGACCATATGAGGGTTAAAACTTATGATGACAGTGGAACGCTTTTAAAGAGTTCAACCTTTGCTAATGCTTGGGTAGCTGACACAACGGATAAGGAACACTTCTTAAGTGTCTTGGTTGGCCCTGCAAACTTAAACTCATGGACTGTGGCTTCGGGTTCGGCTCAACCTATGATTGCTGATTCAGTTGCTAAGTATGAGATTAGTTTTGAAAACAACACGCCTACAATAGTTTCAAATACTTTAACATTTAAAATAGACCGTGAATGCACACGTGATGGTAATTACAATCGATTATTTTGGCTCAATCCTTTGGGCAGAATGGATGCGTTTAACTTTACTCAAATAGCAGATGACAACATAACCGTACAAAGTTCTAACTATAATCGTTTACAAGGGACGAGAACAAGTTCAGGGATTACCTTTAATACTTACTCACACGAAAGGAGTAACTTCTTTAATTCAAGTAAACAAAAATATACTTTGAATAGTGGTTATGTGAATAGCGAAACAAGTCTTTGGCTTAAGGAGTTGGTTCAATCGCCTTTGATTTATATGATAATCGGAGGGCAGTTTGTAGCGGTCAACATTTTAACAACTGAATACCAGGCTAAGAGTACAATCAAAGAAAAACTATTTAATGTGACTATGGAAGTGGAATTGAGTGCAGACACTAAAAGACAAAGACTATGAGGCGTAACGAACTCGTAATAGGTGGATATTCAATTGACACCATTGAAGACATAGACATCAACATCACTAAGGAAGTCTACAACATAGATGACCCAAGCAAACGTCAATCAGACTTTAGCAAGTCAGTCGACATACCTGGCAGCAAGTTGAACGATTTTGTTTTTAAGTCTTTGTTTGATGTTTCCTTTAGTATAAGAAACTCAGACCAACTCAACCCCGATTTCAACCCAAGCAAAAAGGCAACTTGTATTTACTATCAAGACACTTTACAACAAATAACTA